GGCCCGACTCCTCCCCACTTTTCTGCAGGAGAACACGATGCCGCAAGCGGACCCCACGGACCTTGTCGATCTTTCGGACTTGAAGGATTGGATCAGCATTCCTTCAACTAACAACACCGACGACACGCTACTTTCGCGCCTGATCACTGCTGTCTCCAATCAAATCTACAGCCGTCTGTCGCGCCCGGCTTTGGGCTTCACGGTTTCTTCCTCATTCGTGGAAACCCGCGACGGTTCTGGAACGCCTTCGATGATCACGCGCAACTTCCCAATCACGGCGGTTTCCGACCTGACCATCGACGCGATCGACATCCCATTTTCCCCTGACGGTGTGCAGCCGGGCTACGTCTTCGACAACTATACCGTCGCGCTTGTGGGTGGCGGCTACTACTCCTGGCAACGCAACGACATCGGCTCGATGTCACCTTACGGCATCTTTCGTGCCGGAAAGCAGAACGTCAACATTTCCTATACCGCGGGTTACGCCCAGGTTCCCGGCGACCTCGAGCAATACGCGCTCGAAATCTGCGCGCTGAAGTACATGAACAGGAAGCGCATCGGAATCAAATCCAACAGTTCGAAGGCAGGCGAATCGGCGACTTTCAGCAACATGGAAGAGGCCGAGGCTATTATGAAGGAAATCGAGAACCGCTACCGCATCGTCGTCACGGTCATGCAATGATCACCATTTCATTCAACGGGACCGACAAAATCCTGATCGACAAATTTGTGCGCATGGGCGACAAGCTGGTGGGCGATGTGGCCGTAGCAATGCGCAGGGAAATGTACGATCTGATGGCTTACATCAAATCGACCAAACTGTCAGGCCGGCCTGGACTTCGGCACCTCACGGGAAATCTAAAGCATTCGATGTTCCCTTCCACCTACCAGGAATCACGCGCGTCGGTGGTCGGCAAGGTGGCTGTGGGGCGAGAAGCGCCTTACGCTAGATACCAGGAAGAAGGCCGAACAATTCCTCCGTTCGACGCGAAAAACAAAAAAGCTCTATCCAACATCAATTCCTTCGGCGCGCGTCATGGAGACGCTATCTGGGGACCGTATCGCAGGAAAAAGAACGTAACGATACTTCCCGCACGTCCTTTCATGCACACGTCGCTGCAAGAGCGCCGCATGGTTATCATGGCCGGGCTACGAAATGCCGTGAACAAGAGCGTCATTGGATGAGAGCTGCACGCGAAGCGATTTACATGGCGTTTTACAACCAGATTTCGCAAGCTGTCGGCTTCAACACAATCAGTCGCACGCCAATCCCCGAGGCCAAGTTGGCAACCGCGCGCATGCCGGTGCTGGAAGTTCTCGACGAACTGGAGACGCCGTTATTCAAAGGTTTAGGCATTCCGCTTTATTGGACGCTCCAGATCACGGCGCAGGTGTACGTCGATACGGGCGACACCTCGATTCCAGGCTACGCGGTGATCAACGCCATGCTCGATGCGATTGATGTGGCGCTGCGTCCCGACCCAGCCACGGGAAGGTTGGCGCTCAAGGACGCGAACGGAAACGAAATCGCCGTGGATTGCAGGTTTTCAGGTTCAGGCGCAAAAGACCCAGGGTACCAGAGCGGAATCGGTGTGGCAGGCATTCGCATCGACATCATCACCACAGCTTAAAGGGAGGGATTTTCTATGTATCTGTTCAACAGTGGCGTATTGGTTTGCACGCCGAACGCTGGAAACCTATCTGCATTCCCGACGCCGCTGGCGCTCGGTGTTCTGCAGGAGGGCAGCATCGACGTGAGTTTTGAAGTGAAGGAATTGTACGGCCAGGCGCAATTTCCTGTGGACGTGGCGACAGGGAAGGGCAAAGTCACCGGCAAGGCGAAATTCGCCTCCATCACCGGCAAGACTCTGACCGATATCATCTTCGGACAAACAACTGCGGTGGGCTACAACTCGCCAGTGTACAACGAAGGGCCAACGGCAATTCCGGCAACACCGTTCACGATCACGGTGAGCAATGCCACGAACTATATCGCGGATTTGGGCGTGATCAACGCGGCAACGGGCGTTCCCTTCGTTTGCATCAGCACTGTCGGCGGCGGCACTCCAACCGCAGGACAGTACAGCGTGTCTCTCACCGGAGCCAACAAGGGGAAGTACATCTTCTCCTCAGCGGACAACGTGTCGGGAATCAGTGTCAAGATTTCCTACATCTACTCCGTTGCGGCTTCCGGCCTCTCGATCACGCTCGGCAATCAGCTCATGGGCTATGGCCCAATCTTCGAGGCCGACCTGTTCATTCAGTACGAAGCGCAGGTGGCCTTGACGCGCTGGTTCGCATGCCGCATGACGAAGTGGTCGTTCCCGGCGAAGCAGGGCGACTACCTGATTCAGGATGTCGAGTTCTCGATGTTCGCCAACGCCGCGGGCAACCTCGCGGAACTGGACTTCAGCCAGTAATTTTTCCCACGCGGTCACCCCAAGGAGGGAGAGCGTCTCGCCCCTGCGCTCTCCCTTTTTTATTTCGTAGTAGAAAGGACTCTTCATGGCGCTGGAAGAACGCAAGACTGTCGAACTGAGTGGCAGGGACTTTGTACTGACCCCGCTGAACCTGCTCGACATGCAATTGCTCGAAAAGATTGGCGTGGATGCGCAGGCTGGAACGATCACCGCGCGCGACTCCATCGTTCAAACCGCAGAGATTATCTTCCGCTCGGCGCAAGTCGCCAACCCTTCCCTAAAATCTGATGACGTGAAACGCTGCCTCACGCTCCGCAACTTTCCGCGGGCGATGAAGGCACTATTGCAAGTGTCCGGTCTGGTGGCCGAGGACGCACCGGAAGAACAAAAAAAAACCGAAAGCCCGGCTTCGGAATCGACTGGGACGACATCTACGGAACCATCATCACCGCAACCGGATGGAGTTTCCATTCCGTCGATCTCTTGACCTGGAAGCAGGTCATGCTCCTGATGAAGTATTGGTCCAACAATCCGCCAACGCACATCACTTCCGCTGCTCTAGCGGGCGTCTACCGCAAAGAACGTCTCACGCATGGCGGCGGTGAACCCGCTTCAACTCTAATGTCGATGTCTGGCGTCTCGATAAAGCGAAAGAACAATGGCTGACAACATCCTCGAAATTCAGGCGCGCGCTGATTTCAGCGCTCTCTTCGGCGAAAGCCAAGCTGCGGCCGCCTCGGTAGAAGACTCTTCCAAGCGCATCAAGACCGCGATGGAGAGTGCGGGTGAGGCCCCGAAGAAGATCGAGTATTCTTTGATGGAAGCGCGGCATGCCGCGAGCGGCTTTGGCGAGGAAATTGGAATCAGGATTCCTCGGGTATTGGGTTCGTTTTTGGCGCAATCCTCCACCATTGGTCCCATCCTCGCTTCAGCTTTCTCGGTGGTAGCTATCGGCATGTTCATTCAGGTTCTTGCGCAAGTTCCCGAAGCGATCGACAAAATCATCGCCAAGTTCACGGGATGGGACGATGCGGCGCGCAAAACCTACAACGACATCATCAGCGACAACAACCGTCTGCTGATGAAGAACGTCGAATTGGCGGACAAACAAGAGGCGCTGAATCTCATCGGCATTACCGGGTCACAGAAGTATGCGCGCGAAATCCTGAATGTCGTTGATTCGCAGGAACGCTGGGGCAAATTGGGTGAAGTGCTTGCCCAGAAAGCCGCCGATCTAAACAGACAACTAGAGGCAATAAAGAACAACGCGGCGGCAACCGTTCGCGGCCCAGCGTTTCTCTATAACTGGATAACAGGAATGGACAAGGACGCTAAAGCCTTAGAGGAGCAATTGAAGGCCGTCACCAAAGCTCAGGAGGAAGTTGCGGAAAAAGGAGCAGAAAAAGGGCAGCAGGTCCCCGGGCTCCGTAAGGAAGAACAAATCGCAGTCATTCACGAAACTATGGAGGCGGCCAAGGAAGCGGCCCGATTGCAGCGTGAACAGACTCTTGCGGCATTGAATGATGATGAAAGGGCCGCAAAAGAACGAACACGCGTCGCCACGGAAGAAGCCAAGGAGAACGAGGCCGCGAACAAGAGCATGGACGCGGAGGAAAAGAAGGGCGCCGAGGAACTCGCCGCACTGAAGATCAGGCTCATGCGCCAGATCACCGAAGAGAATAACCGCGAAGTGCGCGAGCAGGAACGCATCACGAAGGAACTCGAACGCCCGTGGGATCAGCTATCTAAGAATATCCAGCGCACCATGACGCATACGACGATGGGATTGATTGAAGGGACGATGACCGTCCAAAAAGCCTTCATCAAATTGGGTGACGGCATCCTGCAAATCATGGTGAACGCGCTGGCGAAGGTCCTGGCGCAGCACATCGCGCACGCCATCATGGTGAATGTGGTTGAGAAAAGCCAGTTGGCGCAGTCGATTGCCGCGTATCTGGGCTACTACAGCACGAAACTTGCAGCGTCAAAGACGGCTGCGGTGGCGCAAGGTACCACGGATGCAGGCCTCGCGGGAGCTGCGGGCTATGCCTCGGTGATCGAGGCGCTTCCATTCCCGGTCAATATTATGACCGCGCCAGGAGTCGCGGCGGAAGTCATTGCGACAACTATGGGCCTGCAATCCTTCGCCGCCGGGACCGATTACGTTCCGAGGACGGGACTGGCACTCGTTCACGAAGGCGAAAAAATCACCCCTGCAGGTCAGACTGATGGCGGCGCGATGCATCTACACATTCATGCCGTGGATGCGAGAGGACTTGATGCTTGGTTCGACCAAAATCAGGACAGGCTGACGCGGACGCTGCAGCGGGGCATGCGCAAGCGAAATGCTTTCTGATTACTGGTTGACTCCAATGTAGTGGGCCAACATAAAGAGAAGGCCAAAGACGGTGATAGAGGCGATCACGGTGAAAAAAATCATCATTGCGCGCATGGATTGGATCGCCTTGCGAATGTCTACGAGAACAGCGTGATCAGTTTCAGTCTCAGCAATCTTTATGGTTTCGGTTGTTGCTTCCAGAGGACACATAGCGCCGACCTCCGGTCGGATAGTACGCCGGGCATCTAGCATGTGCAACATCATTTTACCGCGCAGTCCTGGCTGGGACGGGAAGAGTATTGCCACATTGACCTCCTGGCAGCAGATAGTACCACTAAACGTCTAACATGAGTTACGCTATCTTCCCCACGTTCACCGCGACAAATGGCGGCCCGGCGTGGCCTGTCAAAAAGACGCCATCATTCCGCACCATCGTTCAGATTCCCGCCAACAATCGCGGCGAGAATCGCATCTCGCTGACTCCGTATCCAATTTGGAAGTTTGAACTAGTTTTCGACATTCTCAAGGGCGACTACGCGACAGCTTCTTCCGCGCTGCAAACGCTCGCCGGATTCATGGGCAGCGTGCAGGGCAGCTACCAGAACTGGCTGTACAGCGATCCCTACGACAACGCTGTGACCGCGATGAACTTCGGCACCGGCGACGGCGCAACGAAAACGTTTCAACTCACGCGCACCATTGGCGGCATGGTGGACCTGATTCAAAACTTGAACGGTACGCCGACGATCTATGTGAGCGGCAGTCCGGTAACGCCAGCCTCAATCTCGCCGACTGGTCTGGTCACCTTCACGAGCGCACCGGCAAACGCTGCGCCGATCACCTGGACGGGCTCGTTCTATTTCCTGTGCAGATTCGAGGAAGACGAATGGGCTGACCTTGAAGAATTTCTATATCAGCGGTGGCAACTGACCTCGCTGAAGTTCCGTTCGGTTTTACTGTGAAAAACCTCGGCTCAACTCTCCTCACGTTCCTGCAGACCAATAACATCTTCGGCAGAGCTGACCTCTTCGCCATCACCCTTGTAAACGGTCAAGTCCTCCGCACCACCAGTAGCCAGGCTGACATCACCTACGGCGGCAACATTTTCTATTCATCGCTCTACGGTGCCTGGCAGCGCGGCGTGCTGAAGATGGAAGCCTCATTCAGCCTCACCGCCAACGACATGCCGCTGACGGCGATGCTTCCAGCTTCGATTCTTTTCCCTGGTACGAGCATTCCGATGATGCAGTGTTTGACCGCCGGGCTATTCGATGGCGCAGCGGTGACGGTCTATACGGCGTACTGGGCACCAGGCGAAGCACCGAACACAACTCGCGGCGTGGAAACAAAATTTGTCGGACAGATCCTCGACTTCAAGCAGACCGGGCGCTCCATCGTGGAGTTCACTGTGGCGGACCTGCTCTATCTACTGAACCTGAAAACGCCGCCGAAACTCATCCAGGCTTCCTGCCGCCACACGCTCTATGACGCGAACTGCACGCTACTGGCCTCCGCCTTCGGCGTGTCGCGCACCGTGGCCGCGGGTTCGACCACGCAGACCATCAATCTCAGCTCTGCGGTGACCGCGGCTGTCTACGCCCAGGGATTCATCACTTTCACGTCGGGCGCCAACGCTGGAATCACTATGAGCATCAAGTCACAGCCTTCGACCACGCAGATTGTGCTGGCTGGATTCACGCCGCTGGCATTGGCCGTTGGCGACGGCTTCACGATGTACCAGGGCTGCAACAAGACGCAGGCGCGCTGCAGCCAACTCGGAAATTTACTCAACAATGGGTCAGAGCCTTATGTACCCAATCCAGAGGTAGCGGTATGACGGAAGACGAGTCCCGCGCACGCATTGTGGAAGTCGCAAAGAGTTGGTTGAACACTCCGTTCCATGACTGCGCGGGCATCAAGGGTGTCGGCGTGGATTGCGCCTATTTGCCAGTCTGCGTGCTGAACGAATCCGGCTTGAAGTTGATCCCAAAACCCCCGGAATACGCTCCGCAGATGATGCTGCACAGCGATGAGGAACTTTACCTCCAGTTGATTTTGCGGTACATGCGGGAGATCACGGAAGCAGAAGTAAAGCCGGGAGACTTTGTGCTGTATCGCGTTGGGCGCACTTTCAGCCACGGCGCCATCGTTGCCGAGTGGCCAAACTTTGTGATTCATCCGGTGCGCGACCGCGGCGTGATCGGTTCACACGGCACCGAAGAGGGATTTTTGCGGCGCAGGCCGCGGCGGTACTTCAGTCTTTTCTAAAATGGGTTTCGGCCAACCACAGCAAATCATTCAGAAGTATCATGCGATCCGCACCAACGCTGCCATCCTCGGCATCCCCATCCCCATCTTGTTCGGACAGAACCGCCTTACTGGAAAGCTGATCTGGTACGGCGATTTCACCGCGAACAAAGCGAAGCAGCAGGGCGGCAAAGGGCTTGGCAAAGGCGGCAGCCAGTACGTCTACACCGCTTCGATCATGGCGGCGCTCTGTCATGGGCCTCTGAGTGCCCTCCTAAGTGTGTGGGACAATACCGGGCGCTTTGTCGTCCAGGGCGTCACGGAATCCTACACCGTGGGCTCGCCTTACACGTATACGCCCACCTACGCCGCTGCATTTGCGGCTGACCAGGGAGTCGCGGCAGTCACAGCCTACAGCTATTCAGGGATCAACGATTATGGCTCGCCCGGAGCGATCACGCTGGCTGGCAACACGCCAGTCGGCATGACGGCCACCACGGGCACGCCCAGCGCAGGGCAGTACAAAGTCAACCCCGCCACGGGTGTTTACACCTTTGCGAGCGCCGACGCAGGCAAGAACGTCCAGATTTCGTATGGCTTTTACCGCTACATTCTCGCAACGGAAGAACTTTCCATTGTGCCCTTTTCCGGTCCCTACACCGTCACGGTGCAGAACTCGGCTACCTTCAACAGCGACCTTGGCGTGAAGTATTACCCCGGAGGGAATGGATTTGTCAAAATCTCCAGCGGCACGCCCACGGTCGGACAGTACAAAGTCAGTGCTGGCGTCTATACCTTTGCGGCAGCCGATACAGGGCAGGGAATTGTCATCAATTACCAATATGCTGACCCAAACACGGACAACAACGCGCCCAGTTCGATCAATCTGACGCTCATCGGCGGTGGGCAAGGTCAGTCGCCGTGGTCCTACCTGACCTCGAAGCATCCATCACAAGCGCTGGGATACACGCAACTGGCGATGATCGCATCGTCCCAGCTCTATCTTGGCTATTCGCCGGAACTTCCCAACTACAACTATGAGGTCGCTGGGGCCTATCAAGTCGGCGGCGGCATCCTCGACGCGAATCCCGCCGACTGCATCACGGCGATTCTTTCTGATCCTGGCTACGGCATCGGATTTCCACTCGCCAGCATCGGCGATCTCACGCTCGCGCGAAAATGCTGGACCGCCAATTCGTTCTTTATTTCCCCGGTTCTGGAAAACCAGCAATCCACCGCCAGCGTAATCGGCGAATGGCTGGAAGCGGGCATGGTCGGGGCCTACTGGTCCGAAGGGCTGCTCAAGTTTGTTCCTTACTGCGATACCTCGGCGGTGGGGAACGGCGTGCTCTATCAGCCTTCAACAACACCAGTGGCCGGTCTCACTGATAGCGATTTCCTGGTAGACGATAAGGGCGAAGACCCCGTGAAGGTCACGCGAACGCCTTACATGGACGCTTACAACCGCGTGCCGGTATCTTATTCGGCGCGGGTGAACGATTATAACCCCGAAGTGGTCTATGAACAGGACGATGCCTCGATTCAGCGCTACGGTTTGCGGAGCGAAGATTCGCAATCCTGGGACTTCATCACGACTTTGCTGGCTGCGCAATACGCGGCTTCCATGCGGCTGCAGCGCAACGTCTACATCCGCAACACCTACGAGTTCCGCCTTCCTTCTTCCTTCGCGTTCCTCGAACCGATGGATGTCGTCACAATCAACGATTCGATACTGGGCCTAAACGCCGCGCCAGTGCGCATCCAAAAGATTGAAGACGACCCGGAAAAGGGTTTGTCCATCGTGGCGGAAGACTTCATCTGGGGCGCGGCTGCGCCGGCTTACAACCCCAAGGACACGAACAATCCGCCACCGCCTCTGCCTGGACAGGAAGATCCCGGCAACACGAGTGCGGTAATCTTCGAGGCTCCCTCGCGCCTAGGTCTGCAGCAAGGCAATATGCTGTTCGGCTTCGTGAACGGCTCCAACGAAAACTGGGGCGGCTGCCACGTCTGGGTGTCATTCGACGGCACTAATTACCAGCTTCAGGAGACGGTGAACTTCCCGGCGCGCATGGGCACGCTGGTTGCGAATCTGGCCAGTTACGGCGGCGCGAACCCTGACACGGGACATACACTCGGCGTGGCCATGACCGACAACACGCCGCTCTCCAGCACATCGCCGACCGGCGCGGCATCCAACGTCACGCTCTCAGCTATTGTTAGCGCCGGTCCAGTTCTCGAACTTCTGAGTTACCAGACAGCAACCCTTGTCGCTGACCAGCAGTACAACCTGACCACGCTCTACCGCGGTATCTACGGCACCACACCTGGTGCGCACGTCACCGGCGACCTGTTCGCGCGACTGGACGAAGCATCGTTCACGTTCCAGTTCGATCCGACCTACGTCGGAAAGACCATCTGGTACAAATTCACTTCGTTCAACCTGCTGGGCCAGAACGAACAGTTGCTCTCCAATGTGACGGCTTATTCCTTCACCCTGGCGGGCACGGTGGGCTCAATCGCACTCGACACCGGCGCACTGAACATCATGGCGCCGGGCTACGCTAGCTACCAGCCGCTGACGAATCCGCTGACGGCAACGGATGCCGGCTCGAATGCGACGATCAGCATTGCGGCCTTCACGATGCAGCTCACGGGCCATGCAAATATCAGCCTGAACTCAGGCTCCATCACGGCCCTTGCTTACAACACGTTGTACTGGGTCTATTACGACGATCCGAACTTGACCGGCGGCTCAGTGACATACCAAGCGACGACGACGAAGGCCACGGCGCACACCGGCGTCGGGCGCTTCTTCGTCGGTTCGATTGTGACCCCGCCATCGGGTGGGGCGCCGACGACTGGCAACGGAGACGGAGGAGTCGGAAGCGCTGGCGGGACAGTTACGGGCGGACCTGGCACACAGGTCTACACGACCGCGGGCACGTCGCCGCCGACCTGGACGAATCAGACCAACACGCTTGACGGCAACGTCAACACGTTCGGCGTGCTCACGGGAACAGGAACCTCGCAGATCAAGTCCGGCACCTACGTCCTCAGCAATTTCAGCACTCCGAGCGATCCGACCTACAGCAGCCTGCAGTTGAACGTGAAGATTGCCGTGCCGACGAACACGCTCAACGGTGGCACCAGCCATATTACGATTTCCTATTCGTTAGACGCCGGGATCACTTTCACGCAGTTGCGGCAGATTACCAGCGGCAACACGCTTGCCACTACGATCGACACGGTAACGCTTGCGAAAACGCAGAACTGCGCTGCGATTCAGATACAAGTTCTGCACTCGCAACTGGCCAATGACACGAGCGGCTCCGCGGTACTGGACTTCTTCGAGGCTTGGGTCTCGGGGGTGAAATGAGGCGGACATGAAGACGCTTGGAACGATGACGCAGGCTGGTCAGAGCGTGACCGTGACCGCATCCCAGCGGGATGACGGATCAATTCTGCTTGTAGCGAGCTGCGGCCAAACGACGCGCGAGCACGTCTTCAATCCCGCACCGAGTCTGGACTATACCGAGGACCAGTTTTTGAGCGACATTGACGCCGCGAAGCAAGCTATTTCCGATGAGGCCGCAGCCTACGAGAGCCAGCGGCTTATGCAGGAAAAATTCTTTTCGGACCAAACAACGCCGTGAAGAAACCCCACTACATCGTCGCAGTCATTCTGTTTTGTCTGATACCCTTTATTTTCCTTTACGCGCAACAGGTCAAAATAAACTCAGAGCAAACACAGTTCGCGCTCGATAGCCAACGGCTCAGGGCGATTGAGGAGAGACTGGACAAACTGGAAATCCGGCACGAGCTTCATTTCGACAAAGAGCAAGGGCAATACGATCTCATCACGAATCGTTTGACGGCGCTGGAACTAACGGTGGCTCATCACGAGCAGCTTCTGTGGGTCTTCATCGGCATGGTGCTGCTGATCATCACCGAGAAAATTTTAAGCATGGCGTTTCGCAAGAGCAATGCAGTAGAAAAACTCATTGGACGCAATTAGCCTCACGCGGTTGCAGACCGTTCACCCGGAACTGCAGCGCCGCATCCTGCAACTCGATCAGCTTCTCACCGCGTCTTCGCCCGCAATCCATCTCCGCGTCACGCAGGCATTGCGTACATGGCCGGAACAAGCGGCACTCTATGCCCAAGGCCGCACGGCGCCGGGACCGATCATCACGAACGCGAAGCCCGGAACTTCCATGCACAACTACGGACTCGCCGTGGATTGCTGCCCGGACCTGCCCGGCCTTCCGACGTGGCAGCCGGATTGGTCCACGACGGACGAACGGTGGAAGCAATTTCTTGTGCAAGCGCTGACCTTCGGACTTGCCGAGGGCGCGACTTGGCGGACATTTGCCGATGCCCCGCACCTTTACCTGCAGGAATTGCCCGCAGACCCCGACGACAACCTGTTGCAGCTTTTGACGGACGGCGGCATTCAAGCCGTCTGGGATTGGGTCAATCAGACGTATGGATTCTCATCTTAACTAAGGAGGAAGTGGCAATGACCGTTTTCATGCATTTGCTTTATCAGTTCCTGCTCCTCATTGGTCAGGCAGTCAACCTGTTCGGTGGGATCGTTCCCGCGAAATATCAGCCCCTGGTGGCGTTCGTTCTTGGCTTTTCCCAGTTGGGCCTTGCGCTTTACAACCACTATTACAATCCCGACGGCACGTCGGCCAAGGTGGCCTACATCGCCAAAGTGGTCATCCTTTGCCTGCTCATTTCCGGCGTAGCAATGGCGCAGACTACCCCACCGGCACAGATCGTCTCTCAACCGTGGTCTTTGAACACGAATGTTCTGTCGCTGCCTGGCAACCATCAAACCATCGCGGCCAGTGACAGCGGCTTGGCGTTCACGCCGACGCCGAGCCTCGATCTTTACGATCGCAATCTGATCAGCACGGACGGGGTGCTGAAGGTCTTCTCTGGCGGGGTGAATTATCGGCTGGCGTGGTTAAACAAGAAGATCGACAACATCAGTCCTAACGTGAATTTCCTGCGTGTTCAACTTTTTGTCACTGCTGGCGCCGGCATTGATCAGGTAAGCCTTGCAGGAGTCACCAAAAACCACTACGCCTTCACGGCCGGTGGCGGCGCAAACTACATGCTTAATACGAGCGGTTCGTGGACGCTTGGCGGCAGCGTCGAGTGGGCCAAGTTTCCTGGCTATCAAAACAACGGCTTGATCGTTAAGTTCGGGCCGACGTTTCACTTCTAGCATGGGCGGACTCGTCAGCGGCGCGATCAGCGGCATTGGCGGGCTGATCCTGTCCAAGATCGAGCATGGAGAGATTCAGAACTGGGTGCGCCTGCTTCTCTCCGTGTTCTTTTCCGCCTTCATCGGTTTCTTCGGGCCCTGCGGCTTCCTGCTTATCGCAGGGAAGCCTTGGGCCATCGCAATCGGCTGGGGCATGGTGTGGATGACCGTCTGTGTTTTTTCGCTGCTCCTGCGCGA